CAGGTCAGCGCCAATATCAGTGCCACCGTCGATGTCCAGCACCGAGAGAGGGGTGGTGATATCAACTTCAGTAGACCAGGACATATTGCCCGATCCGTCAACCTTCATGTAACCACCAGCGGTGGCAGTTGCAGGAAGAATATATGCCTGGTTATCAGTCAGGTTCGCAGGAGAACCCAGTGAAACGTAGTGAGAACCGTTATTTGTACCTTCAACCATGCGGACGGCACTACCAGATGTAGCGCCCTCACGAGTCCAATAACGGGCAGAACCAACTACCTTGTTATTATTTGTAGACGAGTCAATACCAACAAAAAGGTCGTAACTGTCCGTCACCCATCCGGGTTCGCCAGCCTGCAGACCGGGAAGAGCAGCGAGATTACCGCGCTTGAACTGTAAAACAGGTGCAGCCATTTACTTTTATCTTGTGATTTGAATAATCAACGAGGAATCACGAATGCATTCATCTTCTATATTTAGATTCAGAACGATCCACCATCGAGATCGATCTTGTCGTCTAAAGCTTGATCAAGGTAATCGATAGCAGTATCCGTAAGACCAGCTGGTCCAGGGGAACTGGCAATCGCATTATCAATTACAGCATCAGGATTTACAAACTTGAAAGAATTTGATGGGGCATCGTAAATTAGAACAAACTTATCGGTAGTTCCCGACAAATTCGTTGTGTTTACATCAGTAAGGTTGATTAGACGACTCACTGCTGACCCTCCTCCGGATGATTGATCTCCTAATGATTGTAAAGAAACAGAAAAAGTCCCCGCCTCTAGGGCAGCGAGACCTTCTTCACTAAGGGAGACATCAAAGTTTCCCCCGGTAGATAACGATACGGAATACTCGTTCTCCATCAACTAACAGTCGCGTTTACTTGAGCCTGCCCACTGATTACTTTTGTAACCTTGCCAGTGATATCACTCGTAACCAATACATCATAATTGTATCTTCCGGAAGTTATAATACCGCTGGCAGCATTGTCCAGCGAGATCGTAATCTTTCCCTCAGTTGGCGTTGCACCAAAAGTCACACCGAATCCAGCAGCGGGCTGGGCACCCTCATACTTACTCATCTTCGCTGAAAGCGAATGATTGGTAAGATCTAGAGGAGAACCATTAGATCCGGTGATGTTGTAGGTAGCAGAAAAGTCAGACCCTTGCTCAACTTGAATATTGACGACGGGAACTGCCATTTTCCATATTCGTTGGTGATATTATTTATAGTTCGCTTTCTCAAGAAGCAAGGTTTCTAGATGAGCTAACCGTGCTTCCAGTTCTTCAATTCGCTTATCTCTGGACAGTCGTGCTTCTCGCTCTGCCATATACTTCTCGTATCCACTCTTATCAGTAGATACGATAGCGTTATTCTTCGGATCCCTTACTAGATTCGGATGATCCTTCACCTTGATCTTCTTGTCCATAAAGTAACTCCCAGAGAAAACCCCAACTCATTTCTTCTTTTTATTGATGCGTTTGATCATCTTAGCATACAAGATTTCTTCCGGAGTATAAAACTCCGGATTTTTCTTTGCTAACTTGATGATCCTTTTCGCAACCTTACGGTCACTTTGGTTCTTCATTTAGGCAACTGCGATGGTACGGAAGTCGAGAAGTTTGGGTGCCTCTGCTGAGTTCGTGCTGTTGAATACGATCTTCACTTGGAATGCCGTGAAAGCAGGAACGTTGTTTGCGGTGTACTCATACTCATTGAACTGACCCTCAAGACTTGGGGAAGTCTTCTTGTCAGTCTTACCGTCGTTGTTCTTCGCGTTGATCACATCACCGTCTGAATCCAGGTTGTCGAAACCAGGCATCAGTTCAAACACCTTGTCGAAATCGGCAGCGTCTTCACGCTTCAGGCGATACAGGACACGGATGTCAGTTGCAGCAGGGCGGTTTGTAGCGAAGAGAACTTTCAGAGAAGTGGAGGGGTTCTCAAGGAGAACTTCCTTCGTCTGATAGACCATGTTGTGGGGATCCTCGGTTCCATTCGAGCGACGGTCAGTCTTGTAGTTGGAAACAGGATTGTTGATCCGGTTGGATTCTGTGAGGATGGAAGACTTGAACACGTCAATCACAGGAGACACGTTTTCGTTCTCACTGCTCATGGTCGCTTCAAAGGTGAAGGACTTAGCACCAGGCATGGTGAGCAGGGTGTTCTTCTGCTGCTCGTTATCGCGGGAAGCGATGATACGAGTGGTCTTGAACTCAGTCTTACCGAGCAGAGAGATGTCCTCAAATCCTTGATCCAGGAAGGATGCTTCTCCTCCATCAACACTGGTACCGGATGTGGTACGTATCTTGGCAGTCACTTGTGTTCCAGTAGGAGCACTGTGAGAGATGTTGGGGTTGACGGTATCGAATGCGATGTTTGCAGAACCACGTCCGCGATCACCACCACCGATCTTGTCCTTAGCAAAGAAGTTGCTGCCACCATGCTTCACGTAGTAGTGGTCAAGACCAATCTTGTCATCGATGCTGTTGGTGACATCACCGAAACTATGCTGCTTGTTGATCTTCCGGAGGGAGACACCAGCAAGTTCATACTTCTGAACCGGAGCATCAATCTCGTGGTTCATGACGATGGAATCATCCACGTTACGGGTGATTGTTCCAGTCAGTTGGTTGGTGCCAACAGACGTGTAACTGATGATCTCATCACCGATAACAGCGTAACCAGGATTGCTAGGAGTGACCTGAGCACCTTCAAACATGTTGAATCCCATGCTGCTTGCCACACTCACGACGGAGGTAACACTTGCTGCATAACCAACAGTCAGTCGAGTAGGAACACTGTCGCCAGTAATGCCTTCCAGAGTCACATATGATGTGCTGGAGTGGTTGCCATGGTTGGGGTGGTTGACCTTGAAGTGGCGACCATCGTACTGATCGGTGTTGACAGTCACAGTGTCAGGAACGATTGCACCTTGGACAGATGCAATACCTGCTTGTGCACCAGCAGTGGGGATGTATGAGATGGCATCGCTAGTGTTGAACTCGGTGCCAGACACATTGGTCAGAACCAAACCACTGACAGCAGTGGTAACACCCACAGTCAGGAGGAAGTTGCTTCCAAGACCCTTGGTGCCGAGGTTTGCAGTCAGTGTGTCACCAACTTTGTAACCTTCACCAGTCTGGAATCCTTTGACGGTTGCTTGAGTGATAGCACCACTGGAGACAGTGACGATACCGACACCAGCCAGACCGCGACCAGTCACAGTCAGGAGAGGAACGTCGTTGTAAGTTCCATCCTCGTAACCAGAACCTGCATTGGTGATGCTGAGGGTGTTTGCAGCAGTGCCAAGGTGTGCCAGTTTCTCAGCAACCACACCGCGAGCGGTGGTGTTGTTTGCCTGAGACATGATGGTTCCCTCAACGATATGAGGATTGCCTTCCATACCAGAAGACAGACCAACGAACACACGCTTAGCAAATGTCTCGATCGGGTTCTCAGGAAGTTTGTTCCGTGTGCCGTAGAGATTCAGTTGTGGGTTGTAGAGTCGGACACTACCGCTGTTGGCAGTGAACTTCGCCTTGTAGGAGACATACTTCAAGTCTTCCAACTGGGAAGCAGTCCAGGTGTTGTTGCTCTGTGCTTTGAACAAGGAACCTTGAGCAGGCTGCTTAGCAACCACCACACGTTGGAACTGGTTGATGTTCAGGGTGTTGATGTCTGCTTCACCCACCTGAGAGATCCAGGCGTCATAGTCACCAGAGGCAGAACCCAGGTAGAACGCATAGTCACCTGCAGGCAGATAGACAGGAGCAGGGAAAGTGAAACGAGTCGGAACAGAACCATCATTAGAGATGTTCACCTGATCCGGGTTCAACTCAACCTCACTGTGCTTCATCACCTTCACAGAGGGATAACCATTCTCCAGAGGAACAATACGAACCTTGATAGGAATGGTTTCAGACCTGCTCTGGAAGAACATGTCAACACCAGTCATGAAGATGCCAGGATCCTCAGTAACAACAAAGGACTGTGCCAGAGGATCGTCGTTGTTGTTCTCCTGAACGTTGGTTACATTAGTAACATTGGTGATGCGATTGACATTAGTAACGTTCGTGATGTTGTTGGTAGTATTATTAGTAATATTGGTGATGTTATTGATCACCGGTTCTGGCAGTGCAGGTTCTGTACGAATCACAGTAGTTTCCGTGATCTCAAAACCTTCACTGAAGAACTCAGCACTGGTGTTACTAGCGTTCTTGCCTGGGATCAAGTTCTCTGGGCGAATCTGCAGCATGGATGCAGTGTGGTCACCATCACGGAACATATCCGGTGGGATGTAGTAACAACCTTGCACACATCCAGTCTCGTCAGTAATCAGACGGACATCAGCAACAACTGCCTGAGCACCACTGGACTCACCCACCAGCACCATGCCAGTCTCCAGAGTTCCGAAGAAGTTGGCATCAGACTTCTGGTTCAGTGACTGGGTGTCAACGTTCAGTACAGAAGTGGTTTCAGAGTATGCAGAAGACAGACCCACATTGGTGTTGTAGGGGTTCTGCGAGTAAGTGATGGTCGGAGCGTTGAATGGACCATCCTTATGGTTCGGTGCAGCAAGACGGAAGCGAATGTCAAAACCTTGACTGTTGACCTGGTTGCTGAAGGTGTAACCACGGACTGCTTCACCGATCTGGAAAGAACCGCTACCAGGAGTGACTTCAATCAGTTTGGGGACAACATAAGAGTTGTCATCCGTCATGTCAGTGCCATTCCAATATGCAAAGTGCTGGGTGTTGGGTTTCAGCACAGTGCAATCAAACTGAATGTTCTGTTCCCGCAGGAACGGAAGGGGTTCAGTCTGAGCAAAGAAGTCATTAGCAAATCCTTCACCCTCAGTAATCGTGACCTGGTTGCGGTCGATGAAAACGTCAGAGTCAGGAGTCAGGTTCATGATACCGCCCCAATCGCGGTACATGTAGGGGTTCACACTCTCAAGACGTGTGGCAAAGTTCTGACTACGGTCAACAACCTCGTCATATGCCAGGGTGACCACGTCACCAGTCTTGACAATGTTCGGGGAACCTAGGTCGTTGGTGTAACGAGGATCCACTGTGGGATCAGGAGCACCATTGAGTCCAACAACGGTGTTAGAACCGATCAGGAGATCGATGCTGTCACGGTGCTGCTTAGCAATCAGAGTGCCGTTATCAAGTTCGTACTTGATCTCAGTCTGAGTTTTATCTGCGACATCGAAGTTCCGGAATGGGTCAACAACGAAACCATTCTTGAATCGATCAAGACCAGTGTCAGGATCCTTGATAGTCAGACTGTCAGTCTTTGCCTCAAGCAAGGACAGTGAGGTCATCTCTTCCAGATCTTCAATCCGGTTCTCAAGTTTGCCGATATCCTTCATGGTATATCGACGGTTTGCCTTGAAGGTTACCTTCGTGTCATAGCGAGCATCGTAAACATATGGTTTGTAATCAATATGTGCCAACTCAAAGGAGTCAGTCATCGGGTCAGGCAGGACCGGACGCTCAGCAGGTGTGCCCTGAACAATTGTGAAGGTGTTGTTCTGGTTGATATACAGGCGGTCTTTACGTGCCAGATAGTGCCTGTAGTCAAACTGGATAGTCTCGTCAGAAACTAGAACGTTAGGAACAGACTGTCCACCACCAGCAAAGTTGCGGGAGTCAAACTCAAACGGGGACCGAGTCGTACCACTGAAAGGTGCTACGCGAGGGCGCAGATCAATAATATCAGTATTACGGACGTTTCCAAATGCAGGAACTCGGTCGTATTCTGGTTTTTCATAACTAGATGCTGTAAGAATGTCACCACCATCTTCAGAGTTGATGGTGTAGTGGTCAAAGTAAACCTTCAGTTGACCTTGGGGTTTGGTCGCATTGGGTTTACGTACAAGACGTGCAAAGTCATAGAACTCTTCACGCTGTCCGTTGTCCAGCACGAAGTTTGCACGGATGTTGGGGTCGCCAGGGTTGACGCTAGAGATATTTGCCTTGATGCCACTCTCAGAGAACTCAATCTCTTCAGTCACAATGAAGTTGTTGGAGTTCTTGATGCAGACTTCAACCTTGTCACTGCCATCACGTGCAAGCACCATGGCCGCGGCACCTGAACTCTTACCAACACCAATCTCACCGACGATCAGATCGCTGTTGTCACCTGCACTTCCAGTGAAGGAAGAGAGTTGCAGGTTGGGGATGGTGGGAGCAGCAGCACCAGTTGACTCAAACACTGCATGCACAGTGACCACATCAGGCACGTCCAAGGAGACTTCATCGTCTTGGACACGCTTTCCGTAAACAACACTTGGGGTAAGACCATCACCAATACCAGTAGAGATACCGGAGTTGACGTTGGCAGAACCATTGACAACCAGAGTTGCTTGCTTCACCAGTGCCTTCACCTTGGAGGACACCGAGGACTTCTGCTGAGTGGTCTGAACAACCACATTGCTTTGAGAAGCAGTCAGACCAGAGATGGTTCCAGACTTAGAACCATTAGTGAAAACGATCTGGTCACTGCTAAGTGGTTCGACAGAACCATCGTTATAGGAGATCGAATAACGCTCCTCATCAAAACCAGAGTAGATGAAGTCAGTACCAACCAACGAAGGTAGGGTCAACTGACCAGCACTGCTGGTGGTTTGACCAGTGTTCTCTTTACGGATGTAAAGAATAGAGTCAGTCAGGTCAACGCTTTCGATATACTTGTGAGGCATATCTGCATACAGATAACCCTCATTTGCATCTTTGATCTTGCCTGCAATCACTTTCAGGTCAGTGATCGTGACGTTGCCACTGCCATGCAGAGCATTGTGTGCAACACCAGAAACAGCACCATCAGAACTGTTGATCAGAGTTGCACTCTGATTGGTTCCGGCGATAGCACTGACTTCCAGGTAAACAGGATCAGTCTGAGAGACATTGGTGTAAGAAACAATGTCACCGACACGGAGGTTCTTTGCCCATCCAGTAGAAGATGCAGTCAGAGCACCAGCACTGGTCAACTGGAACGTGTTGGTGAATGCTTGCTTCTCTTCCAGAACAACGTCAGCAGCAAATGTGCGGGAACCGCCAGTGGAACGGACGGACTTGACATCCTGCATGTCATGGTCACGGACACTGCTGACCACACGTCCCTGCTGCTCACCATTGATGATCAGGGATTCGTCTTCTTGGAAAGAACCTGCAACATCAGTCAACACCATCTCAGTGGTGTTGCTCATGGCGGTACGGAGCATACCCTTGGCACCAGACTGAGAACCCTGCACCCGAGCAGGTGCTGCCAGGGTCATTGCCTGGTTCAGAGTGATGACAGTATCCAGTTGGATATCAAAGAGCATCAACTCCCACACTGATGCGTCGTTCGCATAAGCAGCGTTCTGAAGTTTGAAGTCATATACCCGTGCACGTCCAATGCTGTCGCCAGCAGCAGAAGTCTTATTGGCGAGAAGTCGCTTGCTCCGGAGATCAACGAAATCTGCAGAGTCTGCATTCAGTTTGATCTGAGCATTGCCAAAGACGTTGTTGACCCGCATGCGGTTGCCAGCAACGAACGGGATGCCACGATCCTTGATCAGTTTGGTGGTACGAGGTTTGGGGACATCGAGGTTACGATAACCTTGCAGGTAACTCTCGAAACCTTTCACATATGCCTTACCAGGACCCACACCAATACACATCAAGTCCTTAGACGGCACATTGCCATCTTCAGTCAGACGACTGGAAAGGAATTGACCGAAGACACTATGCCTATCGTTCAGGCACTCCTTCGCTTCAATCGGGAACTTGCGGACATAGTAGTCACCGCTCTCATCGTAAGTACGGCGAGCAAATTCCTTAGCAATCTCGTTATAAACAGTCCGGTCAACTAGTTGCTTGACCTTACCTTCATCGGTACGATACAGTTCAATGAAGTTCTCATCATTGAAGTCTGTAAGGGATTTCTTAGTCAGAGACAGACTAATCTTCAGTCGATCTGCACCAGGAGCAGTGAAGTTAGAGAATCCAGCAGCGTTGTCAAACAGAGTATTGTCATCAATAGCAGTGACAATCTCTTCATTGACCTGGAAACCAACCCGGTAAGACGGACGGTTGGTGTATTGATCGAGAATGAGGGTGTCAGTAGGAACCTCAACGAAGGCACCACGTGCAAAGAACACACCACGGATCAGTTTGAAGGAACAACCAGTGCCAGTTGCAGACGCAGCGATTGCTGAAGCAAAGTCAGATCCTTCAGTTACAGTGGTAACACCGTAAGTAAAATCTTTGAGGGTAACAAGGTTCTCACCATCCAGGAAGAAGTCATCCTTCAGGTCAGTAGAACTTCCCTCATACTTGATGTAAAGGGTTGTATGTCCTGTGACGGAGGCAGATCCAGAGAGGACATTGACCACCTTGGCGGTCACACCAGACACCTTGCCCTTGATACGAAGACCAACCAGTTGGTCGTAGTAGGACTCTACAGGAACACCAAAGAATGTAGGTTCTACCTTGACATACGTATAGTCAGGGTCGTAGTTGAACTTACCAGGGATAACTACGGATCCCTCCTTGAACATATGCTTACCAAACTTCTCAATCTGCCCTTGGAGGACAGACTGGAGTGTGGTCAGTTCGCGTGCCTGAACCGGTGACCCTGGTTTGAAAAGAATCTTGGTATAATTCTTCTCAGAATCAAAATCGTCAAAGTAAGGGCTAACGTTTAGGTTGGTGTTCTGTGGCATCGTATCAGAATTCTAAGATGATCTTGATATCCTCTCGCTGGTTAGATGCTCTAGTTACTTCAGGACGATTATCTACGTAGATAATATCGCCGGAATACTTCTTGATCTCTGGGGAGGCAATACCAGAATTGTAAGTTTGACCCAAATAATAAGTGCGGTTATTGATAGTCGTAGAGACTCCAGTAAACGCGGTATCGACGGTAAGAGTTTCTTCTCCGCTAACTGTCTTGACAACAATGTTCAAAGATCCACCCGTACCAGGGGTTTTCGTAAATCTATTTAGAGAGTATTGGTGAAGGGCTCCAGCAGATCCATCTGCCATAGAGCGATCTTGCCAATAGTTCAGAACCTTTGTGGTGTTGTCATACGAGATGATTTTCCCGATAGCAGTGGATCCAACACCAACGGTTTGTTTGACAACTCCATCGTTGGCAACCACCATGGTCGTAGATGCTGCGCCTGCCAGTCGCACGCCATACATCGCTGACACCGTGGGGTCGGTGAGAATGTTGGAACTACCCTGCATTTCAGGGTTCTTGATGATGCCAATACGAGCAAACTGGTTTCCGGTGGGGAAATCAGGGTTCGTCACATCGCTGTTCTCAAAGCGGGAGTAAATGAGAACTTTGTTGGAACCGAGTTCACGGTAGATATCAGCACCATGTCCTCCCGGAGGGGGAATGATGACGGTAAAGGATGCGCCAGAACCAGTGACAACAGAGTCAAGGTCCAGAGTCGCAAAACTGTATCCTGTGCCACCATTGGTGACCTGGACAGCAGTTGGTTTGCCGTTCACAAAAGTGACTGACGCCATACCACCGGCACCATCACCCTTGATGGGCACATTGTTTTTGGTTCCGGTGAACTGATAGGACGCATTGGTTACGTCCTCAATAACGATGACCTCAATACGACCATCAACAGCAGTATTCCTCACGTCTGCTGTGTCAGTGCTAATTGACCAGTCAGAAGGAAGAGGAATGAACTCAGCACTGTCAAATTTGACAATGTTGCTGGGTTTGATGGTGTAAAGGTACTTCCAAATGTATCCGTCACTCTCCAACCTGGGTTGCAGGTCAGTGTGGACGGGTTCTTGAAGCGAGATCACACCCTTGCCACCATTGGCAGGGTCAGCACCGTTATAAAGACACTCATAAACCCTGTAGTCAGAGTTCATGACATAGTAATTTGCCTTATACAATCCAGTTGCACTGGTATTGGGGGTAAGGCGATTTACGCTATAATCATGACGATACATCTCATAGATCGTACCACTCGTCCATGAGATCTTTCGCACTACACGCAAGACATCGCTACTAGTGATCTTTTTGGCACTAATTAGCGTGTCATAGATATCGTCGTGCTCATCAAAGTTGTCAATAGGAGACGGGGTGTCCGTATTCCAGTCCGATGCAACATCGGTAGCATTAGGCAAGCCCATGAAGACATAATAACTATTATCAGTGGTAGTAATTCCACTGACAAAGTTAGAAGCATTCAATACCCTAATCTGATCAGTGATAATGGCTGGCATTATGCTAAATGACTTCTCGATTCAACCTATTTATGGATAATCCACGAGGAGTTTTTGCTCACGAATCAGAGTAGGCGCAGTTGCTATACCAGTAAGACCCGTGCTATTGATCGTAAACGTGGTTCCGATGGCGGAGTTTGCAGTCACTTTTGCCCAACTAAACTCTGCGTAGTGGGTGCCAACATCGCTGTGTAGACCAGTGAAGTTGAGTCCATGACCACTAACAATATTGACGTGAACCTTGACCACATCAGATGCTAGATCTTCGATGTGAGAGCACTCGTAAATACCGTCAATGCATGTGACAGCAGTGCCGACAGTTGCGCTTCTGTCCTGAGACAAGGAAGTCAGACCACTACCAACATTCGATCTAGAGATCACAAAGTAGTCACCCGTGCCAATACCAGTCTTCGTGATGCCACCATGCTGGTTCTGACGCTGAGGGTCATTCATGGCAATGTGGAAGTGCAGTTGCATGCCCTGGTCTGTTGAACCAACGCCACACACATACCCGTTGTCACCAACGATATTTGCCACATTCTTTTCAACTTTCTCAATTTTGAAACCTGTGGTACCATATCCTACGGGATTGACTTCATTGTCAATCAAGAGCATCGGCCAATCTTCCTGTGGGTTGTGAGTATTACCCTCAGTAAGACTAAAGATCAAAGCACCGCTGTCGAGATAAACCTCAGTGTCAAGAGCAGCAACGTTACGAATGACTCGACCTGCAGGGAAGATTCTTGCTCCCAAGGAAGGACGGGACTTCGGCACCTTGACGCCTTCAACAAATCTGTCTTCGGTTTGCTTACACAGACTGATGACTCGTGTGGGAATAGCAGCGTCAGTGATGTACGGACCCTTGTAGTTCGTGGTTTGCACAGTGTCTCTACTGATCACACCACGCATGACACGACTGTCTTGTCTGCCCAGTGTCAGGTTGTCGCCTTCCTTGACATCAGGGAAGTCCTCTGCAGTAGTGATGTCAGCATCAGTTCCTCGGTAGAACAGGAACTGGAGACTTGAACCTGCCTTAGGTGGTTCAGTGAATCGGATTCTGGTTCCACCCTCAAAGACATATGCCTTGCCAGGTTTCTGGAGAACATCATTGATAAAGATCAGCAAGACTTGATCCAGTTCAACCACAGACCCATCACGCTTCTCAATGCTCATAGGAACATTGTCTTTAGTGATCTGGAACACACTCCGGCGTCCATCAAACTGATCAGAGAAGTCGTCAAGAATCTGTAACTTACCGAACACCCACCCAGCAAACTCATCATCATGGGTATCCAGGACTGTCACCGTGGCAGGAGTGAACCCAGTGCCGTAGGTGGAGATCGTCGGGATACCAACCACGGAGAGAACTTCACCGACAGTGAATCCATAACCGGGGTTGACCAGATCAATCTGACCAACACTCCTACCAGTGCCAACAGTGACGGTCACGCTTGCACCGATACCAGTGTTGGCACTCACCAAAGCGATGTCATCATATGAACCAGGGACGTATCCCACACCCTGGGTGTTTGCAAAGGAGACAACAATACCCTTCCGAGGCAGACGGTTAGCGTTTACATCGTTAGGGTTGGTGTTGGCAATGATACCTGGTTCATCATTGCCTTTGAAGGCAACTGAGGTGATACCAGGGTTGGGAGAACTGATGAACTCATAATCAACGTCAGGTTTCTGGAAAATGTTGTTGATTAGAATTGCACCGAAGTCAGTTGTAATACCGATGACATCAGTATTATCCTTTTTCAGCGTAAACGTCTTACCAATACCAGTGAACTGATCAGCAATATCATCAAAGATCATGTTGCCGCTGTAGTCGCTGCGTTGGAACACACGACCTTGGAAGCTACTACCAACTAGGACATCAGCGTTGACCAGACTGTGGGTGCCAATACCAACACCAGTCAGGACTAGTTTGTTACCGACGAGAGCATCGTCTTTTGTCTCTGCAAATGAGAAGTTGTTTGCAGCATTTTTGATGATATAATAATCTCTGTTTGCCGTCAGGGGTGCTGGTGGGTTGAGTGATCTCAACTTGACCTTTGTACCAGTATCCAGATCGTCAGTCAGGACAGTAAAATAATTTGAACCTAAGTTGATGCTTTCTGATGTGATTCCAGTCGTTCTCCTGGTACCACCAAACGGAACATCAACAAATGTAATCTCATTATCAATGATGTTGTAGTCGCCCAGCATTGCCTGGACGGTATCTCCGTTGGAGTGACTCTGCTTTGTCGTTCCCATCCAGGCACGATCCACAGTCACTTTGTTGGGGTTGCCACCAACGTTGGTGAGGCGAATCCTCATCACCTCATCGTTGATCTTGAAGATATCAAACCGCTCAAAAATAGATGCGTCTGTCAGGACAACATCTTTATTGGCAATAGAATCCAATGTGGTAGTCACACCATGCTTCTTATACATGGGGGACTGGATAATATTGTCAACAGCAATGATACACTTAGTATTCTGCTTCTGTGTCTGGAAGGTATGGGTCGAACCAATACCCACAGTGGTAATGCCGATAGCATCTGCTGAGAGAGCAAGTGCTTTTGTCGCTGCTAGTTTGAAAGTATTCTCGTTTACTTTGATTACAAAAACTTCAGATGGCAATGTGGTAGCAGCACCCACACCATTCACGCCATGCTGAATACCGATAGGTTCATTGCCCTGATGGGCGGTATAGAATAACTTCTCACCAGTAACGAAGAAGTGATTGTTGATAACAATGCTGTCGCTACCAGCAATCACTGCACCTGTACTACTGCCATCAAACTCTTTCCGAAAAATCGGGTCGAGTTTATGACGCAGTTTGAACGTGCGTTTGAAACTCTCCGTTTCGGCGTTGAATTGCTTGTTTACAGAACCGAGTTTGAATGTCATTAGATGTCTATCGTCGTATCTTGGGCGATACTATCGGGACGATCAAGTCGAATCTCATAAGTCCGGCAAACATATTCTTTGTCTGCTAGCGGCATAAACATCAGACGCATGTTATTGCCATCAAGGTCCATCTCTACATTACGAATATCGCGTCTCTCACTAGAGGCGTTGGACAGGTTGTTGTACGTGTTGTAGTTGAGATTACCGTTAGTGGAGTTACCAGCAACAGTGAACACAGAGTATTCATCATCCGTAGTATTATGTATTTGGACAAAATACTTGACTGATGTGAAGGTTCCAGTGTCCTTGATCGATATGGGGGTGTTGGAAGGAGTTGCAGAAGCACCAATCGGCACATAAGAAGCATTCAATTCAGCGTCTCCAACAGGCAGTGAACTGATGCCGGAAACGTTGGATTGTGCTGTCGTTGCAACGCCAACTGAAGTCACCATCATGTGAACGTCAACTGCTTGGTTGGCAGCAGGCGTATAAGTCAAACTGAGGACATTGCTGGATTGATCCATGTCAAAGTCACCCAGCGTGGTGCCACTGTCTAGGTTGCCGTAGTCACTGTAGATGACATTATTGTTGCCATCCATCAGGAAGTTGTACTCTTCCATCTCACTTTCAGTGGCAGTTTCATGTGCCACCACCAGCAGACCCGAACGGAACTTGGTTCCGTCAATGTCAAGCATTGAGACTGTGGCAGGAGATCCAGCAGAAGCGAAGGCAGAACTGACGCCAATCTTCTCGACATGACCGAAGGCAGTGCTGCCAATACCAGCAGTTACCGTGCGAGGCAGTTCTTCTTTGTAGAAAGTGATGTCATACGTGAACGTATTGTTGAACGGTTGGAACTTGACAACCACGTCATTGCCAGACATCTCAGCAATAAACTCACCCAGGTCAAACGAATCCGACAGGTCAGAGTATTGGTTGATGTAACTATCAGTGCCGTCAGAGAAGACAATGAATTCACAGAACTGAGTCGTATTGAAGGTCCGACCAAGGGACTCATCCAGAACCACTTGAGCGTGGTACTTGACACCAGCGAGCGGATCAACACCTGATCCACCGCCACCAACACCACCGCCATGCGGGAATGTATCAATAACTACAGCACGAATGACATCGGGGTCATTGTAGAACTGAGGACTGATGTCATCGATCTCCAGAACCCGGTTGGTGTTACTGATGATCGTGGCACCAAATCTGGTGGACGTGAAGACGATCTTGTCACTGGTAGTGTTAGTAGAATCAGGTACTTCAAAACCAGTGTCAAATGCTCGGAAGCAAGACAGTTTGTCACTGCTCTCAATCAGCACCACTGCTTGTGCATCGCCACCATCACCTGCAATGGTGACCTGAGAAGTAGTTCCCAACCCAACAACCGAAGAGTTGATGAGCATGTCAGAGTGCTTCTTGAATCCAGCAATATGTGCCAGGGAATCAACCGGTTCACTCCAAGAAGAAATACCAATCTTGGACTTCAGTGAATAGGAGAACTGCTGATAGTAGTCGCTGTCTTGGATCCGCTGGGTGATATCAGACAGTTTGCCCGTGTCATTCTCCCATCCAAAACGACCCTTGTATACGATGCCGGTCTCAAAGTGACCCTCTGCAGTGTCGATTTGTTCGATCGTACCGCCAGAGTTTGACAGTTCAGCGGTGATTCTGTCACCAACTTCAAACCCGTCAACGCTGTCTACACGAAGAACATTGCGACGTTTGCCTTTGCCGAACACAACTTTGGCACTAGCACCAGCGTTGTTGTTGATAGTCTCTCCACTATCAAACTCACTCTCCTTCAGGGTGACTTCAAACTGGGCAATATCAACAACGTTGGTCACAGAACCAAACTGACTGTTGTCGTATGAACCAGGATTCTGTGTTGTTTGATACTTGATAGTAGCACCATTGAACACATTCAGGTTTGCATTGACCTCAGTCAACTCAAACGACTGATAACCAAAGTCTGCGGAGTTGTATCCGTGACCCGTGCTGACACCAACGTTTTCAACGAACACCCTGTCGCCCACAGCAAATGGGAGGGGAACAGCGTTGGTGAAACCAGACTGAGGTGTCTTGAGTGTCAGAGTGACATTCGGGTATGCATAACTGGCACTGACAATACCAACACCATTGCTGTTGTTGATGGCGACAATCTTGTTATCACCGCTACGGAGGTTGCTACCACCACTAATGATCTGGACATTGCTAACACCAGATCCTTGCAGGTCTACACGGAACTTGGTGGTATCACTGATCTGATCCGTCTTGGAGTTGTAGATGACCAGATCAGGAGGTGTCAGATACTTCCGACCAGCAGAACTGATGCCCACTTCAGTGATGGTGAAGTTGTCCTTCAGGTAAATGACCTGAGGAACCGCTGCCTCGGGGCGGAGTGTCTTATCAGAAGGATAGTCATATCCATAACCAGAGATATTGACTTCTCTGATTTTACCGATATTAGAACCTGCGGGACGAATCAACGCAGATGTACCTGAGGTAGAAGCAATGCTGACTTCAGGGATATCCCGGTAGTTCACACCACCTGAGATGATTTCGATCGTGCCGACCGGACCAGAATCATTCTTACTGTCTGTCAGGTAAGAGATGTTGGCAGTCTGAGTTGTATATCCAACACGCTCAGGTTCTTTGAAGATGTTGAACGTGAACTGATCTGATCCAACTGTGCTGATGGTGCCAGTTGCGGTGTACTCACTGTTGTTTACAACGATCTTGTTATGATCATCAATGTCAATATTCTCATCGATAGTCTTGACACTGCTCAGTGAATTGACCTTGTAGTACAGAACATCAGGTGCACCACTGTTCATGGACACAACCGCCTTGGCATTTGCATTGCCAGGTGTGCCGCTGTAAGTTACCTGTGGATCAGTGGTACCAGAACCAACAAACTCTTTCTGATACTTGGGATCAAGGAAGAACTGGACCTTAGTGTCCACCATGCTGACATCAGAGATGTCAAACTCAAGAGTGTCGCCGCGAGTGACGTTGATCCGTGGGTTGGCAGAGTTGCCAATGCTGACGTAACGATCGCCAGGGTCGTAAACCAGTGCCACGGAGGACGTTGCTGCCGAGACCAGAGTCATGACAACAGAATCCAGAGGACGCAGGGAGTGTGTCTCTTTGGTAGTTGCCAGAACATTAGTTGTGCTGACCTTACCGGTAACAACACCCCTATCAGTCTTGAAGAAGTGGGTGTTGCCAATACCAGTCTGATCCGGGTAGTACATCACCCGTGCATCAGCAGAACCAATACCAGCAAATGTGGTGACAATGCCAATGGTGTTCTGACTCAGAACCTGAACGTAGAGATCAGTCTCAGGTACAGGTGAAGTCCAACCACTATCCGTTCCACCAGCACCTGTGGTGGGTTGATAGTTGAGTCGAGTGCCGTTCTCGGAGTTGTATTTGATCTTGTCTCCCGTCTGGAAACTGTGGCGGGGGATGAACAGAGAACGGGTGGGGATGGTTTGCTGACCGAAGTCAACCGTGTCAATGGTGTGGTTGTTTGCCGCACCGTAGGACAGTCCCAGACCAACCTGTCCGCCACCATCAAAGTAGACAGTGTAGTTTTCAGATGTAGGAGGAACGTAGGGCAGACGATATGTAAACTTCGTCGGCAGGAGTTTCATCGCAACACCAAACGTGTGTGCTGCAGAGACTGTTCCGTTGAATCCACGAATCAGATCAACTTGATTCATGAGGGTGTCAATGCCAAACACCTTCATCTGCTCATCGTCCACCTGAACGATGTCATTGACAGAGAAGATGTTTACGTTCTCCGACAGACGGATGCTTGTCGTGAGTCCAGCAGTGGCACCGACATTGGCGAGTTGTGTAGAGACCCCAACAGTGATATTCTCCACCGTGACCTGATGGATACCCTCCATCTGGACATGATCTGTAGAACTGATATCAGAAACTTGGATGAAAGAGTTGTTGCCCAGGTTATGAGGCAGCGTAGTGATACCTGTCACCACACCTTCGGAGAAGACGAACTCTACGTCTTCAACTTCAAGGCGAGAGGACTCAACCTCAAGCACCTTTGGTCCAACGATCCGATTTACTCGGGCGATAGCACCAAATCCATTGGTACCAACGTTGTTGAAGACCAGGTTGTCATTGACATAGTATCCTTCACCACTTTCAATGATTTTGATCGTGTCAATCGGACCTTGCTCAGTCGTAAGGATTCTTGACTGAACATCTGTGCCGCGATTGGCATTTGAGACGAACTCGTACTCAGTGATATTGAAGGACTTGGTGTTTTTGACCAGTCCATACTGAGTAGGATCTTGACGCTGGTCAAAGTCGTACTCAAAGTTCTTAGTCTCAATCTTGGACCTATAAGTATTACCTACGACATAGGGGAAGACTGGAGATCTTGAATTGTGGAAAGGATCTCCAGAGTTTGAAACCAGATTAGTAGATACTGTTGTGTAATAAGCGTAGACGCCATTGGGATACTCCGGGGTAACTGCAAATCGTCCGTTGTGCTCATCCAGATCTCCCGATCCAGGAACGTATTTGTAATCTTCAACAAAGAACCCTGCTGGGTAGTCCAGAATTGGTGGACCATCAAAACGCTGACCAGTCACTTTTACATAACTGGACTGCATGTACTTCAGGGAACCACCATTGGTGCCACTGAAGGCATAAGGACCATAGATTGGGTTGCCGTCATATGCATATCCCAAGATGGGGGAGTGCTCAACACCATCATCCCCAAGATAGGAACGCAGTTGCCTTGGAACGTAATAGTTTACGTAGGGCAGACCAAACTTCGCCTCTCGTGCCGGGATGTAGAAACCATCGTCGGTCTTGACATCATCTTTCTTGGCATATCGATCAACATTGTTGATTGTCCAAGTCTTGACGTTGGCAGAGAAGATTGCACCAGTGCCAGGAGTGACTGCCTTAGCAGTGGTTTGTGCCTGGGTGTAGTTTGCACCCTTCTGAATCATCACGATATCAACGACCTCTCCATTGGAGACCACTGCTTTCGCCTTGGCACCAATACCATCACCAGAGATGACAATATCTGGGATGTTGAAGAAGTCTTGACCGCCTGCCTTGATAATGATCGATTCAATCCGACCATTCACAATGAATGGTTGCAGGTAAGCGTTCTTGCCAGCAATTACCTCCACATCTGGGCGGTGGTTATCATTGATGACAGTAGAACCAAACTTAGTTCCACTCTCAGTAACCTCAGCACCAATGATGCTGCCTCTCAGGATGGGAGTCGCAGTTGCATTTGCTGTAGTGATGCCCTGGCGACCAACAATGTTGACGAAGATCGGCGGGTCGGACAGCAGATGACTGCCACTACCATCGCTAAGCAGTTTGATAAAGGTGTCACCATCTTCAACGTTTGCTAGACGGAAACGGTCATCATCAATCTTGCGACACCAATAATCTTGTCCCTTAGACAGACCACCAATAGCAACAGCATTTGGTGCTTCATACCGGATCTGATCGCCGTCAACAAATCCGTGATTTGGATAGTAGAAAGCATCAATAAACGTGTTGATACCAACAGTGCCTGACGTAACCCTAAGAGTTCTGTTATAGAACGTGCCTGGTTGGTCAACGTAGATCTTGTCTAGTTTGTTTCTACGCTCAACCGTAGAGAACTTGTGGACACCAGCACCATTGCTATCAATGGGGATAGTGCCAATACCTGCCAGTGCCTTTGCAGGCGACTCTGACAGCATGATCTCAAACTCATCCTTGACCACCACGTAGTACGGGTTGCCATCGATCAGGTTGCCAGGTGTAGTTCCGATACCGATTTCAGTGGTGCCACCGCTGGTATAGATGACTGCCTCACCATGCTTGAACCCGTGAGGGACCTTGAACTGGAACCGATCTTCTTCAGTATTGACAACACCACCAGCAGAGGTTGCATCAAACTCTGCTACTTGAGGAACGATCTTCAACTGAGGAATGATGACCGCAGATCCCTTGTGGTTACCACCCTTGATGGATACCAGGGGCATCTCCTGATAATCCACGCCCTCAGTGTCCACCAGGATCTCCTGCAAGGTGCCTTGAACCTGAGCAACGCAAGATGCACCCAAACCGACGTGACCGGGTTGTGTGACGGACAGACGAGGGGGATTCATTACATCGTAATCTGCCCCGGAGTTCAGAATATCGATGCTATTCAGAGCACCATAGAATAGTTTTTCGCTGGACTTATAAGATTGGATTTCGACGCCGTTTGCAAACAGTCCGATACCACCAGGAATAGTTTCTGGAGGAGTCTCGTCAAACTGAGGGACTGGGAACTTACGGAGCAGTTGTTGGGCACCCTTATCCTTACCAACAAACTGAACAGGGGTGAAACTATGCTCAGTCTGCTTGTTAGAATCTGAGGTGGTGATACCAACGATGTAGATACCGTTACGGACGTTCTCTGACGTGTAAGCAAGGGAGAACTTGTTGCCGTTGATACGCTTCACATAGTATGAATCGCCATCAACCAGATTGTCTAACTTGTCACCCTGCACATTGGCATATGTGACAATATCACCATCAGCAAAGTGGTGATCAACGATCTCAATTTGAGTGCCAAACTGCTGCAGGTATGGATACAGTGTACGAGAACGCTTAGAAGCATTCATCGTCCAGTGTGGCAGACTGTTAGATGCCACATACACTGAATCGTCAGGACCCCTGTAGGTTGCCTGAACATCAGCGGTGTACTTGTCCTGAAGTTTCAGATTCCTACGAATGAAGTAGGTGGTGTTGGTATTCAGTGCCGCAGTGGTGACAACAATGCTGTGACTGTCAAGGACGTTGGTGATAGTCGCAGGATTGATGTTATTATCAGGATCTACAACATCAAGTTTGTCATCTTTAGTGAAGTCGTGAGGTCTGCTCAGATCCAACTGATACTTGCCAGTACCAACTAACTTCCATCCCACAAGAGTGTGCTTGGGAGAAGAGTTCTGGATCCAGGTGGTAAACCGGGCATCAGTCTCAACGTTTCCAAGTTGCTTGACGTTGAGGACGCTTTCCCGTTGCTGGTTCAGTGAAGAACCAACAAATTTAGACAGAATGCCTACGACTTCAACCTCAACGGGTTTTTCAACGTCTCCATCCTCATAGGATGTGGCAGCAACACCCCAAGTAATGGTGGAACCGATCGAGGTCAGTGATGTGGTGGAGGTTACTCCAAGGAATTGGGTGTAAGTTTTATCTGTGTACTCAAAGGTCTCCCCATTCAGGGAGAAATATCCTGCCGTAGCAAAACCGACTGTGGAGTCAACGTCGAGAATCGTTGCGCCGGAAGGGATCTCACGGGTTACATATGTCTTATTGATCTGCTCAAATGCGCCAAAGGTGGTGTCCTTTGACAGACTGATCTTGTAGTAAGTGTGGATGCCTACGATCGTAGACTCGACTGAATACACACTTGCGCTGGTTCCATCACCCTGACTGAGGGTCTGACCTCCAATCTTCAGGGCATTGCCCGACCGTCCTTTCGCCAGAATGACATCATTGGTCAGATAGTCCGCAGAAGACGGACGAATCATGTACCGAGCGGGTTGAAGCATCTCAACCTCTTCGCCATAAAGCGCACCGAAGAGGATTTTGAAGGATTCTTCCGTGCCTTTTGTGCGGAAGAAGTCTTTCGCTTGGCGAATAAACGTACTTTGGTTGACTCTTTCGTTCAGTGGGCGCTCAGAGAACCCTGGCAGAACTTGTTTCTTGAGTTTTTTGAGGAAAGTTTTGAGGAAAACGTTGCTGAGGTTGGTAACTCGCGCCCCAGCACCATGAGTTCCCAGTCCACTATTGGTGAAAGTAAGGAATTCAGGTTGGTTTGTCTTCTGGTTATTCTCAATACCACTAAAGGCACGCTGACATCCCGTAAAGGAAGTGGTGCCTATACCGGTATATGTGATAATTTCATCGTTGATCTTCAGCAGACCCCAGGACCCAGGCCAACCCTTGGTCGAGTCCACATAGATGACATTATCTCTACCACCAACATACTGAGTGACTGACGTGAACCCAATCAGGTTCGTGTTGTTCAGAACATCAAGACTCTTATACTCAACTAAGTTCTCTGCAATATCAACCGATCCCCCCTGATACTCCTGGGAGAGATAATATTGCTTCATGAACTCCCCAAAAAGCGGATTCTCTGAATCGATAGATTCTGGAATCTGACTTTGGACTACCTCATGAATTTTGACTCGGGTAAGAGATGTCTCAATCACGTTTATTAGTATCCGCTAGATGATGGTGACGAGGAACTGGAGGAAGAACTCCCACTAACAAGAGTGGTAGTGACCACTGGTGAGGATGTAATCAACTTACTTCCGGGAGCATGAGAGGAACCAGTCATTTTGGTTCCGTCAGGCATAACGTGGTAATCACCATAATATTTTTCGCCGTTCACATAACCGATTAGAGTAGAACCGGCAGTAGTAGTTATAATGGTTCCACGAACCTTCTTATCAGCAAAGTAACTAGACTGAGAAAGGAACCTTGAACCAGAACTATTGTTACCAGTTGCAACGCTGTCTACACGCATGTAGATGTTGCTCTTTGCTACATCAAACGAGAGATACATCTCGTTCCTAGCAAGGACATCATTCGACAGGGGCACTGCCTCAATCTCAATGATGTTGTTCTCTTCCAGAGTAGATGTGATATTTACAGTCTCAAGAATGATCTCACCTTTCTCATAATCAATCCGACCAAACTTGGAGTTGATCACTTGGACACGATCATCTTCCAGGATCTGGAACAGGAACAGGTCACCAGTGGTGGCAGTTACCTTGTTATCTGAGAAGTAGCAAGTTCCAACCACACCAGAGACATTGAATCCAGTGGAGTGGATGTTGTAGGAACTAGCAGAGCAGTAGAAGGGATTCAGGAAGCAGATCTCATACTGTGCAAACTGATTGATCTTGGCAACCAGGTTACGACGCATCCTGACCAGGGTGATGTTGGAGGTGATGGAGTTGTCCACACCATCAATGGTTGCTTGGATGCCGCTGTACTTGAATCGACCACCGAATCGGTTGATCTCACGTCCACCACCGTAGACAGTGAGGGAGTTCATTACATTCGACTTGAGGTTATCAATATCACCAACGAAATTGGTGTTGTAGTATACGTAAGTATCTACCTCAACATACAAGAAACTCAGGTCCACAAAAGATGGCAGGATACCTGCAATCGTGTAATTACGAAGAGAAGAAAGCAGTTGCTTCTTAGTCAGATCAGACAGGAAGAAACCATTCTTAGGTTTGGCAGCAATGAATACCCGACCATACTGTGGAGGAGTCAGTTCTTCGCCCCCATAGGCGCTCACAGACTCGATGTTGGGGTACAGAGAGGGTAGGATTGCCTCATAGTCATTTGCCGTCACAGCACGGTTCTGAGCGGCATACAGGCGGGGTGCATAATACTTGACACTCTCCAGTGACTCGATAGAGTCGCCATTTTCAGAAGGAGTCGCTGTGAACAGGTTTGCGGCAAATCCACTTTCAGTGGCACCGTTCTGATCCTTCATCGTTCCGACAAAGTTGAAGAAACGAACGCCGTTTCCTGCCTTGCCGTTGGTCTTGATGTACCCAACAGTAACTACGTTGCCTGACTGAAGTTTTCTACCAAAGACACCATCACCAAAGAGGACTTCATACTTCTCGTCAGTGGTCTCTTGGATCAAGTAGATGTTGGAGGCACTAGTAACACCAACAATAGAATCAACCAACTTATACTCAGTAACGGTATTATCAGAAGCACTGTTCTTTACCTTGACTCTGAGAGTAGACGTATCCACCCCATTGTTGGGAATGATATATCTTTGGTTAGGCAGCGAATCGTTGACGGTGTAGGTGTTCTCTAGGTACTGACCCTGATAGATCTCAATAGAAGCACCCGCTGAACCATCACTTGCGGGGAAGGTGATCTGTTCAGGGATAGAGAAGATATAATTTACGTCAGATACAGAACCGTTAGCGATGACGCCTGGTTGGATGGAGACCGTCTCAGTGGTAGTGGGAAGGTCATTGATATCGATGTCAACTACCGCCCTCGCCGCACGGACAGAACGAGGTACATAACCGATATTGCGAGCAAGAGATACAACATTTTCTCTTAGCGTTGCTGAGTCTATAAACGTCTCATTCACCGCCATGTTGGTGTTGTAGGCGGTGCTATACGAGTTATAAGCAAGTACGTTGATGAGCATTGAGAGGTTAGACCCCTCAAAGTCCATATCTGTGAAGTTACTATTCTCCCTCAGATAGTCTTTGATTGAGGTCTTGATGTCCTCAAAGTTCAGATTGGTAAATTGGGTTAGTGCCATTATAACCTGGTGGGTTCGAGGATGAATGTCACACTTTGTGATGGAGCATTCTGCCCCACAATGTCATAGTAAATTGCTATATCGAGGACGTTTCTGTCGGGATAACTTTCGACCTTCACATCGGTCAGTCTGACCCTAGGTTCAAAGTTACCGATAGTAGTTTCAATCTCAGTCTTGATGGGGTCGATATAATCCCCATCAGCGAGTTCAAATAAAGATCCTGTAATCCTAGTTCCCAGTAGGTTATTGAAGAAGACTTCGCCTAGTTGGATACGTACCAGGTTTTGAACAGATCGCTTGATAGCGTCCTCGTTCTTCAGAGGAATAATATCGTTAGTGACCGGATGCCTTTTGAAAGACAGTGAAATGTCTTTGAAAGGTAGCGATGTTCTCTGAAGAGGCACTGCGCGACCTAGTATTTTGCCATTGTATTTATTTAGAGCACAAAAAAAGGGGTCTTTCGACCCCTCCTTTATTCTTCATCTGATCCGATGTATATCACGTCTACGCTTTCTGGATGGGGAGTACCGGTCTGATAGAAGTCGTCAGCAAGGTCTTGCGTAACGTCTTCCATTTCTTCTTCGCTAATAGCGTGATGGATTCTTTGCCCATCAACAAAGATGTCGTACCGGTCCATATCAGCGTAACCACTTGATATATCTATAAAATCAAATGATTCTCGTTTTCTCGTGTCCGACACGGCACTTAGGATCACACCAGATCTCGAAACCTGCTTTCTTAGCATCGAGACAGAAGGACACGTCTTCGCCACACATATCTTGAACCTCCCCGGATTCAAAGACCTGCATCTGAGGAGCAAACCAGGGGTACTTCATATCGGCATGTTCAAACACACCCTTCTTGATTAGCAACCAACCGAAACCGGTGTAATCAACAGTGAATGGTTTGCGACGCTTCTGGATACCATCAAGCATCTCGTGGTTCATCACACCACCATTGTTCTTGAAGTCATCCTCTTCCAACCAGTGTGCAACAGAAGTGGTGTTGCCATCTTCAGTCACATACCAACCAGCAGCAAGTGCCTTGTCCATCCAAAGGATGCGGTAGAACTGCTCAAGACCGAAAACGATATCGCTGTCGATCCACAGTTGATAGTCATACTGGAGTTTGCCATCCCAAGGTTCCTGATCAGGACCCCGGAGGACATTTGCACCAAGACACTTGCAACGGGCAAAGTTGACCATTGAAGAATAGTCTTGGGAGATCTGAATAGCACCACCCTGCTGCACAATCTCAAAACAGAGTTGCACAAAGTTTTTCAGGAAGATATAGGAAACACCGCGACCGGGAAGGCAGAAGACGAAGGTCTTACCCTTCACCATCTCTCTTGCGGCTTCAATTGAAAATTCATCCGACTTTTTGGTCTGTTCACCTTCAGGCGGAGTCGTCACCACCTTGAAACCTTTAGCCATACATGTAGGTCAATTTGTAATAAGGCATCATGCCCCAATGGCATAATACCATATTATTTAGTACCCATCAAGTTCGGGAAAAGTCTGTCTCCAATTGGTTCCTCGGGTTCTATCAAGGTCATCAAAATACTCTTTTGCAATCTCCCATGACCCAGGTTCGCAAGGTCTCATCATATCCAAGGCAACTGCTTCACTTACGCTTTTTACCTCATCATAGATTTGTTCCTTGATGGGTTCTGGCACATTATTGACTTTTAGGAAGTGTGGGTCTTCTAATCGGTTATAGATTGTAAATGGACGCTCCTTCAGTCCATTCTTTTCAAAGAAATCAAATACTTCCTTGATTTTGAAAACGCTCAACAGGGAAGGCGTAAATGTCGCCTGCATTGAACCCTTACCAGTTCTAAGACAATATTCCCGCATCGCTTGGACATTCGCCCAAGTTTGGTCCCAGTCAGTCGGATATCGCAAATAGTGGTTTCTATCACCCAGTCCATCGCAACTCCACTGCAAATGGATCCAATTGAACGCTTCAAAGTATTTTTCCATCTTTTTCATGTCCCACAGAGTCATATTCGAGACATAGTTCAATTTCATCCTTTTTGACTTTCCTGCAAGGACTAGGGCGTCCAAAACTTGAAAGTGTGCCTTCATCAGCATTGGTTCGCCCCCACAGAACCCCATTGCACCAACACGGTCAGCATTGTCCACAATGTCTTCTACAAGGCGCTCAAACTGCTCTGGGTCAACTTTTCGCAGATCTGTAGGCAACCAGGCAACATCATCCTGCTCACGGGTAAACCAATCGTCTCTTCCCTCAGACACCCGCAATTCTGACAGTTTCTCTAATCTCTTCTCCCTAGTCGTCGAATCTGACGGGTGGCAACCGTAACATTCTAGATTACAATAGTTACCGTAAAAATTGAGTTCTAGATTGATTTTTGGCAGCAGACTTGGATCATGATTGTGATTATACGTTCCATCGTCATTGTATAGATCAAATATCTTAGGATCGAGTGGCATCATCAAACGAGGTGATGTACCACTCTCCTTTTCCCTCATATGGCAAATATGACAGGTTGCTTGGCACTGATTGGTGATTTCACCTGCCAACATCCCACGACGCAACTCAACTGCTTCTGGACTGTCAAAATAGTCAAAAACAGTGTCAGTTATGGGACTGACTAGTTGTTGGCGGTGTGCCCAGCAGCATGGAGCGTATCCATGCGATTGTCCGTTCCTAACGTTGAAAAACGGGTATGCACAGATTGCATTGTCCTTTTGGTTGGCAAATAACTCTTCTCTGTTCATATGCCTGGGAATAGGTGCTGCAGTTTTTCATCAGAGGTCATTTCCTGGATAATCCACTTTGCAATCGCAATATGCCCGTTTTTACCCGGATGCCATCCACCCAACCAGCGGTGAGTGTCTTCCTCGTCGCCAGTGGCAAATTCTGTCTTCTCATCTCGCTGATCAAGGGTTCTGTACTCCCTCATCAGTTCTTCGTCTTCCATCCACCATGTAGGGCAAATAGAATCCGTTTCTCCGACGTAATAGTCTCGATTACAGAATTCCTCTTGTGAGGGAGTCACACCCTTGACATGCTTGTGCTCTACCAACTCTTTCCACACGGTATTGCAACTTTCGATCTCTTTGGGTGTCCATTCCTCTAACTGGAGGAACACATAGGGAATATTCTTTGTTTTGAAGTATTGCTCAAGCAAAAAGACGTTTTTGTAAAAATTATCGATATACAGAGTCCTAGTCTTGACATTGGCGTCCCACCACTCACAAATCTCGATTACTTTGTGTTCTGGGTGGCAACCATAGAAATGTTCGTACTGATCCATGCTGAACCAGCGTTCATTCAGTTCGCTGTAGTATGACCACCGCTGAGGGTGGGAAAACTGCACTACAGCAACATCTACTTCATTCTTCTCGCAATACTCAACAGTATCGCGGGTAATCTCGTCATTGGAATAACCAGAGTACCCGATATTGTCAAAAGTCACCTCAAGACCAAAAAGGTCATTCAAATATTCCTTTACGACGTTTGAATATCTCAGTCGATCTCTTTGATCCATGTCATGCTCCAAACCATCCAGTTCGGTGCCTTCACAGAAAGAATCGCCTGAGAATAGTATCTTCATAATACAGTGACGTTATACTTACTAGAAAAGTCCAGTGCATCGGACCATTCGTTGACCATTGGCATGCCACGAATGTTCAGTGATGTATTTAGAAGTACAGGGCAACCTGTACGCTCATACCAGACCTCTAGGACCTTCCTGAAGACGCTTGAACTGGTTTCGGGTACCGTTTGTACTCTTGCACTGTTATCGACGTGTACGCAGGCAGGAATCTCCTCTGGGAGTTTGCACTGGTAGACATATGACATATAGCGAGAGTGCTTGGGCATGTCAAAGTAATCCTGGCAGTATTCCTCCAGAATTGCTGGTGCAAACGGTCTAAACTTCTGTCTCTTCTTGATTTCGTTGACTCGATCCTTATTTGCAAAGGTTCGGGGGTCTGCCAGCAAAGAACGGTTGCCTAGGGCACGTGGACCGTACTCTGCCCTGCCATTTGCAAGACCACAGATACCATCCTTCAGAAGAACATCTACAACCTCTTCAGGATCAACTTTGCGGTCAATCTTGTAACCAGTGTATGGTGTGAACTCAACTCTCTTGCCATGTGCCAATAGTGCGGCACCAAGTGCTCCACCAGCGTCTCCTGGGTTGGGCATGATCCACAAGTTGCACTTCTCACGGAGTCTGGTGTTAGCAACACAGTTCAGGGCAACACCACCGCCATAGCAAACGTTATCGCTGTATCGAAGTGCGATATCAAAGATTTTATCCAACTCTTCTTCTAGGACGACCTGTGCACTAGCAGCAACGTCCTCTTTACTCTCAATATCCAGTTGACAACCCCGATGGTTGTTTTGGGACAGAAGTTTCCGTACTTCGTCTACATGTTTGGGTTCACCAAACGCTGCCATGCCCATAAAGATGTATTCCTCGTCCAGAGGACGAAGACCTGCCCATTTGGTCAAAGCGGAGTACCACAGACCGATAGATCTGGGATATCGACGTGACCAACGCTTTACATAGTTGGCAGTGCCATTGACATACTCAGCAGTCCACACAGAACTGCAATCCCACTCTCCAATGCTGTCAACGACCACACATGCTGCCTCATCGAAGCAAGATGTCTGGAATGCTGCCGCTGCATGCGACATGTGATGTGGGAAACTGATTGAAGGTGAGAATGCCAGTTTCCGATCTCTATTCCAGTGGTTTTGACCTGCAAAGAACTGACGGACCCTTTTGGGGAACTGCTTCTCGTAAAAAGCGATAACATCGTCCTTAGTATTCAGATGCTGCCCGATGAAAGTGATTTCTTCGCACAGTTTCTTGTCATGCTTCTTTTTAGAGTATCTTTCGCTGTGACCAGCAAAGACAATCTTGTTATCACGAACAACTGCCAGACCAGCGTCGTGAAAACCTTCAGAGAACCCAATCATGCTTCATCGCCCTCATCATCAGCAAATGGATCATCGAGTTCGTCCATCTCATCTAATTCATAGACGAACGGGTCCATTTTCCGGATTTTCCAAAGATTATACTCGCCAACGATCCAATGCCAGAGTCGGAGCATAATAACCTCGAATGCGTTCTATGTATAATATCACTTTCCCCAGGAATCGGGTAATTTGCCGAAATATTGCTTCCAGTTGGAATAGCAAGGTTCCATCATGACCTTTGCCCAATCCTTGACGTGGTCTGGCATGTGCATCACGTCAGACTCCCATTGATCGTTCAAATATTGGATATGTGGGGCACAGGGACCGAGATCTGGTACATATGCGTTTACATGAACATCCTTGATCTCCATACCGATGAAATCTGAAAGAGCAGCAGTTTCTCCTGCCCAGAAATCTTCCATAATCGTTACATGGGTGTTCTCACTGCCAAATGCGTCTGCCCACTTGTGATAGAAGTCCATATAGTCAAAATCCATCCCAGACTTCATAAAATGCTCGACAGGTTTGTCTCTTTTCTGTGCCTGGCGACAAGACCACAGTCTCCGAATGGGATCTCGGAAAATCATGTGGATTTTTACGTCAAAATAACTCTGTAGATGAAATGCCAGAACTTTTAGGTATTCTGCGTCACAATATCCATTGGGGTTGCTGAAATCAGCAACTGCCTTATACTCATCCTTGATATTGTCCCAATGCTTCAGATAATACTGAACATATTTCCGTAACTCGAATGGAGGCGACCAAAAATAGTCAATTTCTTCCTCAGTCCACTTTCCCGCAACGTAAGGAGACTCGTGAGTGAAAATTTTTGGTTTTCGGGTTGTAGTTGACTGCCTAGACGGACCAAAGAACTTTTTATAGAATTTGATTCGCTCAAATGTATTATTCTTCTCTTGCAGTTGCAGCAACCACAAATATCCCTTTTCTTTTCGGTGTCCGGCGTGACAATACTTGTTATACCAACCCAAAGTGTAGTATAATGGAGTGGTCCCGGACCATCCAGTTCCTACATTCAAAAATAGTGTTGGTTTCATTCTCTAGATGGTTC